CCACCAGCAAGATTCTACGAAGGTATTGGTGATACCGATCCACAGGGTTGGGGAGAGACTCATGACCCAGTGGAATGGATGCTAGACAAGATCAAACAAAGAATGGGGTTTGGTAATGTTCTACGCTTTCGGGTTAAAGAAGAAATTGGCAAGCTAATGAAAGATGCGGACTTTTTGGCTGAATGGAGTAGATCAGGCATTGGTGATCCAAACATTTTAATTGACAAGTACATGGAAAGATATGGTACCAAAACTGAAAGCCGCCGTAGACGCGAGCATCAACACATGATGGAGCGTGCATCTGAACCAACCTTTAAAACAGGCGATAGAGTAACCCTTAAATTAAGTGCTGTTGTGAAGCATACTAATGTCTGTGAAATAATCAAAGGACCATATCTATATAAAGACGGTAAAGTTGTTGATCTACGGGATACAAAAACAACTAAAGAACATACTCGAGTATCAGTACATGATATAGAGAAAGTTGTTGGTGAAGGTTGGTTGGGTAAAGCAGCCGCGGTTGCTGGTGCAGCCGCAACTGCATTGGTACCAGCTGTGGCATCTGCCAGAGGCGGCGGAGGCGGTGGTGGTGGCGGCCGTTCCAGCAGCAGTGGCGGTGGATTTCGTTCAAGTTCTAGCAGCAGTGGTGGATTCCACAGCAGCGAGTCTCCTCCTCCTCCTAGAGTAACAGTGTCACCCAGTAGATCAACATCTAGCAGACCAACATCTCAGCCTCATTCAGCACCTCATGCAGCACCTCATTCAACCTCATCTAGCCACTCGGTTGATCAACAACACTGGAGTGATTGGTGGCACATGATTTGGTTATCAATATTAAGCAACATGGATTCTCATCACGAATCTGTTGTAACAAACAAGCGAGCATTAAGAGAAAATAGTAGTTCGACAACTATCACAATTGATGCCAATGGCAATATTACCACAAACGGCAATGCAACAAATACATTTACCCAAAATGGTAATTTAGTAGTCAACGGTGCAAACGGTGTTACAGTTACAATTCATGCCGATGGTACTGTTACCACAAACGGCAATATTCCAGTTAATCAGCCAGGTGGAGGTGGTCCAAGTGTGCAAGTGAACAATGGCGTAACAACCATTAGCACTGGACAAGGTGGAACAACAGTTAATATTGATGCAAATGGTCATATTACCACACCTGGTTCCAATCAGGGGCAGACATTTACCAATGGCAATCAGACCACTACTATTTTCAATGAAGCCAAAAAGCGATCCAAAACTGCTCGCAGTCCCTATGCTGTGGGCATGGCACTGGCCAAAAAAGAAGCTGGCATCAAGCGTACTCATGATATTCCCAAAAAGGTAATCGCTCGTGCTCACGAAATTGCCGGAGCAATTGAATCTGGTCCAGTTGCTGAAAAAATGGCCATGGCTGAAAACACATGTGCTCGAATTCAATTGCAACGCAAAAAGTTGGTACATGCATTCAATGAACACAAGCAAACATTTGCTCGACGTGTCATGGAAGGCAAAGAAACCGACATGTTCAACATTGGATATGGTATCAAGGGTGAACAACTGCTCAACCAAATAAATCGTGTCAAGGTTGCCGAATCCAAAGCCAATCGCAACTTGAATAAAGTTATGCAGGAATCAATTGTGGCCTACATGCATCATCAAGAAAAGATAAACGATTATCGTTTGCTGAGCGAAACCAAAAATCAAACTCCATATGGAGTGATTTTTACCAACACCCAGGGCATTCGAGAAAGTAAATTTTTTGAAACTCGCAGACTGCGCAACTATTGGATGCAACTAAATGAAAATTTAAAAAATCCCATTGTTGTGGAACCAGACCATTTCAGCCGTGCAATCAAGCAAGTTAAGTCTAGAAAAGGATAATTTGGTGAGATTTCGAGATTTACTAACTGAACATTCCATGCATGATCGAGTGGTTCATGAACTGCTTGATCAAATGGCAGTGTACGTGGGTACCAAGCAACATGAAGTGCCAATTGATACCCTGATAAGAGCCATGCAGGACATTGATCTCGATGCAGACAAAGACATTGTGGTAGCAGTGCTCAAGGACAAACCCTTTATCGGCCGCATAACCAACGACACCATCTATTTCAAAGTGGATGACAGCGAAGAATCTGGCAATGCTGAAGACATAGTTGACAACACCGACGATACTGAACAAAATCAGCAGCATGTGGAAAAGATGGCACAGCGTGCAATAAAATCAAGAAACAAGTAGGTATACCATATGGCAATATCATCAAGTATTTTTATCACTGCTCAGGATGCTCGACAAAATGCCATGCGAGAATATGTGGTGCATAACGAAGCCAGAGCAATTGAAAATGCAGTGTTGGTTTCAGCCAAGGATGGCTATTACGAAACCACAGTGTCTGGCGACACAGCAATGACTGATGGTGCCACTGCCAATGTATTGGTATCAGTGGTCAACAGCCCAGATGGATCTTTTACCATACCATCTCATCCATACCAAACGGGCAGCGTGGTCACAGTTTTTGCCAATGGTACTTTGCCTACTCCTCTTGTAACCAACACTTATTATTATGTGATTTACATTGATGCCAACACAGTCAAGCTGGCATCAAGTTTGGCCAATGTATTAAAACCCATACCCCAACCCATTGCTCTCACTGACACTGGCACTGGAGAGATGTACATGACTCTCTATCCACCCAGCCGTGACTATTTCAACACCTGGAAAGCATTACCTACCAGCAACAGCTTGAATGATCGACCCTATCAAGATCAAATGGACACTGTTATAGCCTATTTTACCAATTTGGGTTATAACATTGCCAGGCAAACAAACCCATCAACCAACAACACACTACAGTGGTATATCAAATGGTGAGCACATGCGCAACAGTTACTATGGACCTGATCAACTATTACTAGCCAGTAAAAAACCGCACATACAAGAATTGGTGAGACAGTGTGTGCACATGACAGACGAAGAGATTGTGGCTCTTCCCGAAAAAGAAGATGTTCGGCGAGGTCTGTTGATTATCAAACATCTTGGACCCAGTAAGTTGCCTGTAGTTGACAAAATTGCTGATGCCATGCAACCTTCAAAATTGGAACAAGCTCCAGAAAAAATCTATGATATCTATAGATACTGCGGCAAGGAACAATGGGTCAAATGCGGCAAAAGCGAAATACTGCTGCAAAACAACATTTACATAGCCATACACGAAGACGAACTATTTTTCAGCAATGTGTACGCAGATGCCACAGCTGATGAGCTACAACAAATAATATTATTCAGCATACTGGTCAGCAAAGGTACCATGAAGATTTTCAAACAACTGGAACAGCAACGAGTTTCAAACTTATTGAAAAACAGTGCAGCTTAAATTAAGCTAGTGACATGAAACTTTTTGAAAACTTTATCTATCAACCTCTTGAACGGCATGATGGCGGACCACGAGGAAGACTGTATGTTGCTCCCAACGGCGATCGGCTACCATCAGTTACCACTATCTTGGATGCAACCAAAAGCGAAGAGTCACGAGCCGGACTAGCAGCATGGCGCAAGCGTGTTGGAGAACAGCGAGCCAAGCAGATCACCGAAGAAGCTGCTGGTCGAGGAACTCGCATGCACACCTATCTTGAAAGGTGGATCAAAGACGACCATCGTGCTGTTCCAACCAATCCCATGGCAGTCGACAGCTGGCGCATGAGTCAAGTGGTAATTGCTGAAGGACTCAAACACGTGGATCAATTTTGGGGTGTGGAAGTTCCATTATACTATAGTGGACTGTATGCTGGCACCACTGACTGTGTGGCACTGTGGAAAGGAAAACCTGCTATATTGGATTTCAAGCAAAGCAACAAGCCCAAGCAGCGAGAATGGATTGAAGATTATTTTTATCAATTGAGTGCATACATGCTGGCACATGACAAGATGCACAGTACTCAATTGGAATGCGGAGTAATACTCATGTGTGTTGCACCAAAAAGTCGAGATGAAACACCGCAGTATCAAGAATTTGTACTCGAAGGTGACGAGCTAGAACACTATAAAAACTTGTGGTGGCAGCGTGTTGGCGAATATTATACGAAATTTTAAAACAGCTTGGTAATTATCCCAGCATGAAATATGTTGCAGTGCAATATAAATAGCTGCATAATCCAACATGTAAATGGAGTATAACCACATGCATAACCACATGACTGATGTTTTATCTAAGACTCTTGCGGTAGCTGCTCCAGTGATGTTTGCTACCCTTGCTGCAATCATGATGACTGCAGTTTGTTCATCTGTTTTAGTCTAATCAAAAAACAATTGTGTATACCAAGCCAACCAGCCCATACCTAGTGGCTGGTTGCGTCTTTTTCTGAGATGAGATCTGCTATACGCTTGTAGGCATGATACAACTGTTCTTCAAGCTGAACAATGTTCATTTTTAAAATTTCCTTTTCGTCGAGCACAGTTGCTTGTTCGTTACTCGTAGCATTGTATTGATCTTTTTGCAACAACATTTTTTCCCCTTTTTTATAAAAATATGCTAGGTTCAGCTGTATTTCTATTTATATGTGGTTGACACAAAAACTGTGTGTGCTATGTTGAATTACCAGCGCAACACAGCGCATTTGCTGCTAACATGGGATTTGCAAAATGACCAAGATTTGTATCACTCGTGAAGAATGGCTCAGCAAGGTTGCTGCCAAGATTGCTCACATGGTATTTGAACCCAACGGTTACACTGTGCCCAGCAACATTCGGTATTCTTGCGGTTTTCCCAGCAAGCATGCAACTGGCCTGCGCAATCGGCGCATTGGCGAATGTTGGTCGCTTGATGCCAGCGATGATCAAACTTTTGAAATTCTCATTAGCCCGCTGCTGGGAGATGCACTGCAGGCTGCTGATGTGCTTGCACACGAAATTGTGCATGCCACGGTGGGATTGAAGCATGGACACAAGGGCGAATTTGCCCGGTGTGCTCGCAAGATTGGCCTGGTGGGCAAACTCACTGCTACCACTGCTGGTGAAGGGCTCAAGCAAATCCTGCAGCAGATTATTGACGAAGTGGGTGAATATCCGCATGCCAAGCTCAGGGCACTGAATCAGCGTGTGTTCCGCGAAGGCAAGAGCATGGTCAAGCTGCAGTGCACTGCATGTGCAGCAGAAGGTAATCGCTACATGCTGCGCATGGGTGCTCCCAGCCTGCGACAGGGTGCTCCGCTGTGCCCTGTGCATCAAGTGGCACTGGAAGTTAAAATTTAAGCACTGCACCTGTTGTGTTTGGTAAAAAATTGCATATACTTCTGCACAGCAACATGAAAGACGCACCCACATGCATGCACAAGATGTAACCATTGTACACGGCACCTATCGCAACCGACCAATTCAAAACATCAGGTGTCAACTGCTGCGGCCAATCAAGATGGGTGCGCGTGGTTGGTTTGGAAATTTTGATGTACCTGACCTGGGTGTGATCCGAGTACAACTGAAAAATGAAAGCTCAATTGAGTATCATGGCAGCACACACCCTGCATCTGAACAAGAACAAGAAACCGATGAGCAAATCATTGAACGCATTGAAGATAGATTTGCAATTCTTGAAGAAATCACAGCTGGTGTAGCTGCTGGAGAAATACGCAGTCTCATTGTAAGCGGTGCACCTGGTATTGGCAAGAGTGCTGGTATCACCAACTGTCTCGAACAGCATCGGGTGCAGCATGGGCTCAACTACCATGTGGTCAGTGGCACTGTGACCAGTGCATTTCAATTGTACCAAATTCTTTTTGAAAATTCAGAACCAGAATCAGTGCTGGTGCTTGATGACTGCGATAGCTTGCTGTTTGATGATACCTGTATTAACCTGCTGAAAGCAGCACTGGAAAGCGGCAACCGGCAGCGCATGATCAGCTATCTCAGTCAGAGTGTGGAAAATATTGGACTGCCCAAGAGCTTTGAATTTCAGGGCAGTGTGATCTTTATCACCAATGTGGAATTTCAGAGAATCATTGACAAAGATCGTGCTGCCATTGCCAAGCATTTGGCTGCACTGCAGGACCGCAGCTTGTACCTTGATCTCACACTGCACTCACGCAGGGACATTTGGTGCAGAATCAAAAGCATGGTGGAAAAGCACCATTTGGTCAAGAGCTACACACTCACCAGCGAACAACAAGCTCAACTGCTTGATCACATTCAACATCGCCAAAATGATTTTCGCAGTCTCAGCTTGCGCACAGTGCTTGCCCTGGCACAGTTTATGAAAACTTCGCCCAATGGTTGGAGACGCATGAGCGAAGCATTTCAAATGAAGAGCTCGCCGCGCAGCAAATGAAAGCACGATTGACCTATCAAACTGAATATGAATGTTGGCGATCACAATTTCCGCATGTGGTGAGGATCAGGTATCCGCTGCAAGCATCCCAGGGCACGGTGGGCAAGAAACAACACGGTGTACCTTCAAGAGCAGACATGACCATGTGGCTCAAAAACAATGGCATATATTCTGCTAGAACTTTTGGTCTCAACAGCATGGTATTGGTTGATAAGAAATGGCAAGAATTTGCTTTCAAGCAGCAAGAACATGCTGTGCTTTTTTCATTAACCTGGCAAGAGCTAATTAAAGCTAGATAAATATGGCGTGAAGATACGCAAGGCCAACACAAGAGGAACGCTAGACGCTGGTTGGATTGCCAGCCGTCGTACCTTTAGCAATAACTCATATTGTGATGCACGGTACATGTGCTGGCATTCGCTTAGAGTCATCAATGATGACATACAACAACCAGGGCATATGGTTCCCTATCACGAACACAAGAATTATGACATACTGGGATACATGGTGTCTGGTGAACTTGAACACCAGGACAACTTGGGCAACTGTGCTCGAGCCACAGTGGGACAAATACAGCACATGTGGTGCGGATCCAGCATTTGGCACAGCGAAGCCAGTGTGAGCACAGTGCCAGCACGATACCTACAGATATGGCTCACACCAGACAGCATGCACCTCAACACAGAACCATACTATGAAATAATTGATAAATCTCTTCAGTACGGTCCGCTAGACATCAAACTTAAAAATTACATGCAAATGCATGCAGGTGAATTGGCTGGGCACCATGTGTTGCCAGCTGGCAGTACAAGTTATCTATATGTGATCAGTGGCACAGTTGTAGCCAGCAACTGTGAATTGCATGAAGGTGATGCAGTGGAATTTGATAGTGACTTTGCAGCTGAGTTTGCTGCACATGTTATACTTTTTACTGTGCCTAAAAACGCATAAATATCATTACTATCATCACAGAGACTGCAACAAATGGCAATTACATCTATTTCTAGAATACAGGTTCGTCGTGGTATCAAGAGCGATTTACCACAAAATCTAGCCGAAGGGGAAATTGGATTTTGTCTTGACACCAGGGAAGTATTCATTGGCAATGGCCCAGGGTTTGGAGGCAACACTGCACTGCTGACTGAGTTTACACCTGGTAAATTGGCAACTGGTGTATACGGTGACAGCACACATATTCCTCAAATCACAGTGGATGCACTGGGTAGAATAGTTGCAATTACCACCATTGAATTTTCTAGCGGTGGTGGCAGCGGCAATCTCAATACCTCCAATTCAACCATTAGTTCTTCGTCCAACATCAATGTCATAAGTTCTGGCAGTCAATGGGTGTTTGCAACCGACGGATCCCTAACCATGCCAGGTGCACTGGTGTCCAACGCTGCTGGATCTTTTAACATTGTCAGCACCAGCAACATCAATATTATTTCTTCCACTAGAGTGGACGTTGTTGGGTCACCACTGGGCTTGGCCAATTTTTCATCTGCATCCATTGGCAACATTGCAGCACAAGCAGGTGACGTGGTATACAACACAGACACTGGCACATTTGAAGGATATGCAAATGATGCTTGGGTCAGCCTCAATGGAGGGGCAACAGGTCCAAGAGGCCCCACTGGTCCGTTGGGAGGGCCCACTGGTCCGCAGGGTATTCCTGGTGCTACAGGTGCAGCCAGCACTGTGACTGGACCCACTGGTTCAATTGGAGCCACTGGAGCCACTGGAGCGTCATACACTGGACCCACTGGTCCATTGGGAGGACCCACAGGTGCCACTGGTGCAGCCAGCATGGTAACAGGACCAGTTGGGCACACTGGATCAACTGGTGCAACTGGCGCTAGCAGCATGGTCACTGGACCCACAGGATACACTGGACCACTTGGTCCTACTGGTGCAGACAGTGCTGTAACTGGACCAACCGGTTCCCAGGGCGATCCAGGAGGACCAACTGGTGCACAAGGCATTCCCGGTGCCACAGGTGCCACAGGTGTTACAGGTGCAACTGGATCAACTGGTCTTGACAGCATGGTCACTGGCCCCACTGGAGATACTGGCCCCACTGGTGCTACAGGTCTCGTTGGACCCACTGGCGCTGACAGCATGGTCACCGGACCCACAGGATACACTGGACCCATTGCAACTGGGCCCACAGGACCCACTGGTGTAAAAGGCCCAACTGGTCATGCCAGTACTGTGACTGGACCCACTGGTTCTCCTGGTCCAGCTGGAGGGCCCACTGGAGTAACTGGACCCACTGGACCCTTGGGTGGACCCACTGGCCCACAAGGTACTGCAGGTATACAGGGACAAACAGGTCCCACTGGACCCACTGGAGATGCAGGACCCACTGGTGCTGACAGCACAGTTACTGGACCACAAGGCCCCACAGGCCCAACTGGAGATGCAGGACCCACTGGTGCTGACAGCACAGTTACTGGACCCACAGGCGATACTGGGCCAATTGGAGATACTGGACCCACTGGTGCTGACAGCATGGTCACTGGACCACAGGGACCCACAGGCGATACTGGGCCAATTGGAGATACTGGACCCACTGGTGCTGACAGCATGGTCACTGGACCACAAGGACCCACAGGTGCAACTGGTTTACAAGGAGCTGATAGTCTTGTAACTGGTCCGCGAGGAAATTCAGGACCCACTGGCACAACTGGACCACAGGGTTCTACCGGTGTTGCTGGCGCAGACAGCACCACCACTGGACCACAAGGACCTACAGGTGCCACCGGCGCTCAGGGCAACACTGGTGCGACCGGTGCAAATGGTCTTGACAGCACCACCACTGGACCACAGGGTCCCACTGGCCCACAAGGTGACATTGGACCCACAGGAACAGCTGGATTGCTGTTGGCCATAGTGGCCAGCATTGGAACCAGCAGTGAGTTAAATCCATCATATACAGGTGCCATTGGTGATGCATTCATCACCAGCGACACACTGCACATCTGGGTGTGGACCGGCACCGTTTGGCTTGACAGTGGACCAGCTGCATATGTTACTGGCCCCACTGGATACATTGGGCCCACTGGCGCAGCCAGTACCATAACTGGGCCCACTGGTGCTCAAGGCACACAGGGTATTACTGGTGCAACTGGACCCGTGGGTGCAACTGGTGTAACTGGTGCAACAAGCACTGTGCCCGGACCCACTGGCAGTATAGGAACCACAGGTGTAACTGGACCCACTGGAGCACAGGGCACATCTGGATTGTTGGTAACAATTGTGGGCAGTGTGTGGTCCAGCAGCAGCTTGGATCCCATGTATTCTGGTGCCATCGGCGATGGCTACATCATACTGGGTACAAATCATCTCTGGGTGTGGAATGGTAGTAGTTGGATTGACACTGGTATCACCAACAACATCACTGGACCCACTGGTACCACAGGACCCATTGGTTACACTGGACCTCCCAGTGCCATAACTGGTCCTACAGGCGCAACCAGCACTGTACCTGGTCCAACTGGTTCAACTGGGCCCACTGCTGGCTGGGTAAGTGTGCTCACTTACGGAGCAGACAATACCGGCACAGTTGACAGCAGTGTGGCCATCAACAATGCAATAAACTCACTGCCAGTAACTGGCGGAACCATTGTGTTCCCACCCGGTGTGTATAAAATCACATCAACTATCAATATCGGTAATGGTTCTCCGGGTGTTGTATCCGGCAAGCAGGGCATAGTGCTCATGGGACTGGGTGGCGCTCATTCCAAGGCTAGTCAAACACCCAGCACCGGCGGTGTGGTATTCAAATGGGCTGGTGTGCCAGGCGGAATCATGATGCAGGTTCAAGGACCCATGGGTGGTGTGGGATTGCAAGGTTTCATGCTGGATGCCAACACAGTGGCTGGATACTGTTTGGTAACAAATCACATGTTTGAAAGTTACATAACAGATGTGGTCATGCAAAACTACACCAACATTGGATGGGATCATCTGGCATATCCAAGTCCAATCAGCGGATGCAACATTGGTGCAAGTGACAACGTGTTTACTCGAGTGCGTGTGCACAATCCCTCAGTTTCTCCATCCACATGCCACATCATTGGTACCAATAATGCCACATTTGGTCCATACAATGTGGCACGCAATGAATATCACAGTTGTTCGTTTATTGCTCCCAACAGCACAGCTTCGTCAGCTGTGGTCATGCAGTACTGCAAGTCCATCAGTTTCTACAACTGTTTGATCAACGGTTTTGCTTCCACCTTAACCACCACAGCAGCCACCACTGGTACTTCAACACTGGCATTTGCTTCAACTGCCAGTGCTGCACTATCTGTTAACATGCCAGTGTTTTACAACAATGCACAAATTGGATACATACTATCCTATTCGTCAACCACAGTGACATTGAACACAACTGTAAACTTACCTTTTGGAGTTAACATACAGTTTGGTCCCAGTGCCAATGCAGTGCTGGTAAATCCACCAACTGGTGGAACTCAATATCCCTTGGGTTGTGCATGGTACAACAGTTCATTCTTTGGTGTATTCAACATCCCCAATGGTTGGACTCCCAGTAACGATCCAGCTGCTGGTGAAATCAATGGATTCAGCTTCTATCCATACAACTCAACTCTAGTGGGACTGGCACCAACATCAACCAACGGCGGATTATATGGCTTTACACAAAATGGTATAGCTCTGGGATCCACCACATTGCAAAATACCAAAATTGCTGGCAATGTGGGTTTCTACAACAGTGCTCCCATAGCACAACCAAGAAGCGTTGGTGATACCAATGTTGTGTCCAGCGGTGGAACTGTGTCGGTGTTTACCAATACCACATTCAACGGAGGATTGGGTACAAATTCTTACACTGTTGGTGACATTGTGCAAGCACTTAAAAATCTTGGATTGATAGCAAGATAGTGATTTTATATTTTATAGTTTTGCAGGACTCACATGAAAAATACATTTTTAGATGCACCCAAACAGATCATGCAAGAATGGAAAAATCTAAGATCCAGCATGACCACTGAAACTCTTGATCATGACCAATTGTTGGCAACTGTGAATTTTTGGTCCATGGCCCCACTGATGACCAATTATCTCAACTGGGACGATACTGCCAATTGGCCTGATCCGTGGACCATGATTGGTGACAATAGTTATTGTGTGCACATGTTGGCCTTGGCCATGTTTTATACTCTACTGCTGGGTAAAGATCAAAGATGGAGCACTGACCGTGTTAAACTGGTTTTGGCCAGCGATGCTGACAGAACCATGCAGCAACTGGCAGTGTTAGTTGATGAAAAATACATGCTGAACTTACAGTACAACACCGTGGTGTCTTCTGACAGTGATGGTTTTAATTTCGTTATTCATCATGCCTATCATTATAATGGTAAAACTCATACAATTTCTGGTTAACCCCCAATATACCATTAATCTACAAACCTTTAAATATTCTGCTTCTCCAGTGGAAAATTGATTTTAATAGCAACAAAGGCAACAATTGTGAATAAGAATGAAATTTTTGTAATCAAGCGCAATGGTGAACGAGTACCACTGGACTTGCACAAAATACAAAGACAAGTGGCATTTGGATGCCGTGGTCTTGATGGCGTAAGTCCCAGCATGATCGAAATCAAAGCCAAGTTACAATTACATGATGGTATCACAACTGAAACTATTGATGAGCTGTTGCTCAAGGCCATGGTGGATTTGATCGATGAAAGCGAAAATCCCATGACCAACAATGTGAATTACCAGTATGTTGCAGGCAGGCAAAAGGTCAGCATGTTGCGCAAACAGGTGTATGGGCAGTATCAGCCGCATCGATTGTATGAAATTGTTGTGCGCAATATTGACCAAGGCATGTACACACCAGAACTGCTAACTTGGTATAGTGAAGAGGAATGGGATGCAATTGACACGTTCATTGACCATCGCAAAGACGAACGGTATACATATGCTGCAATAGCCCAGCTGTCAGAAAAATACTTGGTGCAAAATCGCGCAACTGGACAAATTTATGAAACACCGCAAGTGCGCTATGCTGTGGCTGCAGCCACTGCATTTCACATGGAAGATCCTGCACAACGTCTCAAGTATGTAAAAGACTATTACGAGTGTGCAAGCGATGGGTATTTCACATTGGCTACCCCTGTGCTGGCAGGCTTGGGTACCAATACCAAGCAATTCAGTTCGTGTGTGCTGATCACTTCAGATGATACACTGGACAGCATTTTTGCCAGCGGAGAAATGATGGCCAAGTATGCTAGTAAACGAGCTGGTATTGGTTTTGAAATTGGTCGCATTCGTCCACTGGGCGCACTGATACGCAATGGTGAAATCAAGCACACTGGACTAGTACCATTTTTGAAAAAGTGGTATGGTGACTTACGCAGTTGCAGCCAAGGCGGAATTCGCAATGCCAGCTGCACTGTGACTTTTCCAATTTGGCATTATCAGTTTGAAGATCTCATTGTGTTGAAAAACAATCAGGGCACTGATGAAACTCGCGTGAGGCAAATGGACTACAGTGTGGTCATGAGTGCACTGTTCTGGAGACGGTTCAAAGACGGCAAGAACATCACCTTGTTTGATCCAGCTGATGTGCCAGATCTCTATGAAGCTTTTTATCGCAACAGTGAGCAATTTGAGAAACTGTATGTGCAGTACGAACAAGACACTGCTGTTAAAAAGCGAGTAATTTCTGCTGAAGAAGTCATCAAGAACGGTGTACTCAAAGAGCGCACTGACACTGGACGCATATACATTGTCAATGCGGACAATGTGATCAAGCAGGGTCCATTTAACACAGAACTAAATCCCATCTATCAAAGCAATCTCTGTCAAGAAATACTCTTGCCCACCAAGCCATTTCAGAGAATCGAAGACACCAATGGCAGAATTGCCTTGTGCACACTGGGCAGTATCAACTGGGGCGAATTTAGAAGTCCCAGTGACATGCGCAAGACCTGCAGGATACTGGTGCGTAGTCTCAGCAATTTGTTGAACTATCAAGATTTTCTCAGTGTTCAAAGTCGTTTGGCCAACGAAGAATTTGAACCACTGGGAGTGGGTATTACCAATTTGGCATACTGGCATGCTAGACGCAATTTCAAATTTGGTGAACCAGATACTCTTGCTGAAGTCAAACGCTGGATAGAACATCAAGCTTATTATCTAACCGAAGCCACAGTTGAACTTGCACAAGAGCGTGGTGCATGCAAACTATCCAGCAACACATATTATGGTCAGGGCATATTCCCTTGGGAGCGTCGTAATCCAGGCGTCAACGAACTTGTGGATTTTACACCCACTGCCACACTTGACTGGGAATCACTGCGCAAGAAAATGACACAGCATGGAGTGAGAAATGCCACCTTGATGGCAATTGCTCCTGTGGAAAGTTCAAGTGTGGTGTTGAACAGCACCAATGGTATTGAAATGCCCATGGCATTGATTTCAGTTAAAGAAAGCAAAGCTGGATCTTTTGTGCAAGTGGTCCCAGAATACAGACGGTTGAAAAACCGATATCAGCTCATGTGGGATCAAACCGATTGCATAGGTTACTTGAAAACTGCAGCAGTGCTGGCAGCATACATCGACCAAAGCATCAGTACCAACACATTTTATTCCCCCAAGCATTTTGCTGATGGCAAGGTGCCAGGCACACTGATTGCTAAAAATCTAATGCTGGCACACAAATGGGGATTAAAGACCTTGTACTATTCCTTGATTGACAAAATTGGTTCAAGAAGTGATACTGTACAACCACAGGCCAATTCTGGTTCACCAACCAATACAGTAACAGACAACGCAAATACCCCGTACATCGACGATGATGAAGATTCCTGCGAATCCTGCAAATTATAAGAGAGAACAAACATGAGTTCATTACAATATAACCTATCAGAAAATCCCAACTATCTCAAAAGAACCATGTTTTTAGATCCAGCTGGCCCAGTGACTGTGCAGCGGTTTGAAGAGTTCAAGTATCCCAAGTTGGCCAAGTTTGAGGAAACAGCACGAGGATTTTTCTGGGTTCCCGAAGAAATCAGCTTGACCAAAGACAAGATGGATCACAAGGAAGCTACTGAGGCAGTCAAGCATATTTTTACATCAAATCTCTTGAGACAAACAGCACTGGACAGTATTCAAGGTCGTGCACCCAGTCAAATTTTTATCCCAGTGATTAGTTTGCCAGAACTAGAAGCACTTGTGTTGAATTGGAGCTTCTTTGAATCAAATATTCATAGCAAAAGCTACAGTCACATCATTCGCAATGTATACAACGTACCCAAGGATGAATTTAACAAAATTCACGATACTGCAGAAATTGTGGACATGGCAGCCAACATTGGCAGACACTATGATGCATTGCACCTGCTCAACTGTCAGAAAGAAATGGGTATCGAAGTTCCCATACTCACTCACAAGCGAGCCATATGGATGGCACTACATGCAAGCTATGCACTGGAAGCACTGAGATTCATGGTCAGTTTTGCTACTAGCTTGGCCATGGTGGAAAATCAAATCTATATTGGCAACGGCAACATCATCAGCTTGATTCTGCAGGACGAAATGCTGCATGCTGAATGGACTGCTTGGCTCATCAACAATGTGATAAAAGATGATGAAGACTTTGTGGGTATTCAACAAGAATGCCGCACCGAAGTATATGATCTGTACATGGAAGTGATTCGAGAAGAAAAAGCCTGGGCTGCATTTTTATTTAAAAAGGGAGTAGTAATCGGGCTCAATCAGGAAATTTTGTGTGACTTTGTTGATTGGACTGCATTCAATCGCTTGAAGGACATTGGCATTAGGTATCAAGAAAACTATCCCAAGAGCAGTCCAATTCCTTGGTTCAACAAGCATGTGAATCTAAATAAAAAACAATCAGCACTGCAAGAAACTGAATCGACATCGTATGTGATTGGAGTGATGTCAGATCACGTGGACCTCAGCGAGTTGCCGGATCTATAACACATACCATATGAAGATTGCAGTAGTTACACCATACTATCAAGAAGATATCGGCAGTATATATCGCTGCTATAATTCAGCTGTTAGCATGCAGCATGGTGTAACTCACATCTTGGTCAGCGATGGTTACAAGGTCTATTCTGAAATCAATTCTTGGTCTAGAGCGCAACACATGGTGTTGTCTGCCAATCATGCAGACGCAGGTGCAACACCCAGAGCACTTGCTGCCATGAGTGCATTTTCTCAAGAGTTTGATGCTGTTGCATTTCTGGATGCTGATAATTTTTACGAACTGGACCACATAGATGCCATGGTTGCAGCACAACAACAGCAGCAAGTGGATGTGGTGGCAGCAACTAGAAACATCTGTACCACCAACGGACAGTGGCTTTATGTGGATCGCATCGAGTCCACTGGGATTGATTTCTGTGATACCAACTGCATGTTCTTGACTCGAAAAACCTTGCCATACTTGTTTAACTGGATAGTGGATTCTAAACTGCGTCTTTGGTCTGATAGACTGTTTTGGCAAAGCTTGAGAAATAATAATTTAAAAATTGGTCATTGCATTCGCCCCACTGTAAACTACTGTAGTCGCTGGGCATGGCATTATCAACAGGCAGGCGTCAAACCTCCAGCAGACTCAGTTTGGATAGATCAAACCAGCACTGGTGAACTTGTGCATCGCCAACATAGCAATGTCACAATAGCTTGGGATTAAACAAATGATACTCCAGCTGTGGTGCTAGTAAAGACGCGTCTTTAAAAAATCTACTATATCAACAATAAAAAACACGGACAAATAATGAAAGCAATAATTTATACCAAAGAGAATTGTACCTATTGCCAAAAGGCCAAGCAACTGTTTGACAGCAAGCAAATTGAATATCAAGAGCTGCTGATAGGGCGAGACATCACACGAGAACAAGTGCTTGAACAATTACCGCATGCCAAGACACTGCCGCAGATTTGGTTGGACAACAGCTATATTGGCGGCTTCAACGAGTTATCGGCCTTTTTTACCAAATAACCCACATGTGTGATTTTGTATTTTAACTGGTTGTTGCGCATACTTGTTAAAATAGCCAAGAAAGATACAAACATGCTAGTGGACAAATCCATTAAAACTCTCAAGTCTGGCGACATTGTCAGCATCATGCTCAGCACCGGACAGGAAATTGTTGCCAAGCTGGTTGAGCAAGACAGCACCAACATCACCGTCACCGGACCACTGGTGTTGCATGTGATGTCGGATGCACAAGGACGACCAGTTGCACAAATGATACCCATGATGATGTCAGCCGACGCATCAGGAAAAATTGAACTGCAACGATCACATGTGATCATGATGGTGTTGTCGGCTGACAGTGCACGTCAAGGATATATGAAAAACACCACTGGGCTGGAAATTCCGACAAGTTCAGTGATCAGCTCCTTAAAGATATAAAAAGGGTACACACATGACAAAACAAATTTTAGCACTTGTTATTGCGTTTTTATTTTCATTTACACCAGGCATCGCACAAGTTTATACTGACTGCGCTACGCCCACTGCAACCTCCACTGCACACACTTGGTATGTTGACCCAGTAAATGGCACAGCAACCGGCGATGGATCTGCAGAATTTCCATGGAAGTCACTTAATGATTTGATCGCGGGTCAGTATTTTGCCAATGCTCCAGCCTACTGGGATCCTGTAAAGAAACTAATGATCAAAGCAAATCCAAACGGTCCCATCAAGTCAGGTGACACTATTCTACTGATGACAGGTGAATATGGCGATGTCACTATTCAAGGATCCAGCGGTACTGCTGCTGGTCTTATCGGATTTAACAACACTGACTTTATCACAATCCAGGCAGCACCTGGTCAAACACCACATCTTGCTTCTCTCAATCTCTTGGGTGGAACCAAGTGGGTGTTTCGAGGTTTAACCATTACCAGAACTGGCAGCATTCCGCCACCGAGAGGTGCATTGTTTTATATGGGCGGCGAATACCGAGATGTGATTCTCGATCAAAACACCATTGGCAATACATCAGATACCAGCAAGTGGACCATGCAGACATGGAATACTGATGTATATACTGGTATTTCTATTCATAACCAAGTTGCTCCTTATGGTGTTTGTGTTGCATTGACAAATAATACCATTCAAAACGTCAAATCAGGTATCGGTACTGGATCAAATAATACACTGATCGCCGGCAACTATATCAACTACTTTACAGATGACGGAGTGGATTTTGCTGGCAGCAATCTACTGATCACCAAAAACTTTATTACCAACAGTGTGGAAAATGGCGATGGTATTCACCGCGATGGCATGCAAGGTCAGCAGTTGGCTGTGCAAGACAACGTTAGTATCACACACAACATGATAATTCGTCAAACCAATGACACCAATCCATTCCCTGGCGGCATGCAAGGTATCAGCAGCTTTGACGGAACTCTCAGCAACTTTACCATCAGTGACAACCTTGTGATTACCAATAGTCCTCAAGGTATTGCATGGTATGGTGTTAAGAATTTGACTATTACCTACAACACACTGTTGATGGATGATGGCCGAGCAATTGGTTGTCCAGCAACTGGTGGTTGGCAGGCATGTACAACTGCCACTGTTCAACCCACAAGTCCTTGGCCACCAACAATCAATGTTAGTGCGTCCAAAACTGGTGTTCACCCTGACAATGTATTGGTAGCATATAATATCACCACACACTTGGCAATTGATCCACTGGCAACCAATGTGACTTATGTGGGCAACATATGCCCCAGCATCAAGCAAGGTGCCAGCAACATCTGTCAGTTTGCTCTACCCATTGGACCAACCAAGAACACTGTTTGGACCAACAAGCCTGGCACATATGGTGATAGAAATTATATTTTACCGTGACCTATATTGTGGACGTACTATTGCTCTTGCTGTAAAATATTAAATAGTAATATTATTAATTGTAGGTAGTGCAGCATGTCGTTAACAGTTGGAGCAGTGACCAAGATTGTGCTAGACCATGTTGGCGGAACCAAAGTTTCCGGCAACGGGTCTGGTATAGTGATCAATGGTACCAAAATAGTAGTTCAGGGTGCTGGTGGCGGAGTAGGTGGTATATTGAGTAAAATACCCGGAGCTTCTCTAGCTGGAGCACTGGGCAGCATTTCCAGTCAAATATCCAATACCCTGGACACTGTAACAGCTCAAGCCAATATAGCCAGCAGCCTCATAAAAAATCCAGTTGGTGCATTGTCCGGCAAGATAAATGGCCTCACCAGTGGACTACTAAATCATGTCACCGGCAATCTTGCCAACTTGCCTGGTGCTGTTGGTGGACAGTTGCAATCTTCTTTGGGCAAATTGACCAGTCAACTCAGCAGTTACACCAATCACACCAACATTGTGTCTGGCTTGGTTACAGATCCCACACAGTTTTCCGCCAACATGTTGAACATACATCAAATAACTTCCTTGAGCAGCAGCATACCTGGTTTGGGAGATGCAGCAACTGCAGCTGGTGCGCTATCAGCAAGCACAGTGTCATCAATCCAGGCATTTGGGTATGGTAATCTGCTCAAAAGCGTGGGTAGTGAAATACATTTTGATCCACAAGCAGCCATGGCTTCTCTTGGTGCCAGCAGCTTGATTCATGGCCCGCAACTGCTTGACGAAATTCATAACTCACTTGATCCCACTCAACCTGGTGGCATTAGTGGCATGATTAATGATATAGTCACATCCAATAATCCAGTTCATCAAGAGCAACTGTCAGCACAAGTGTTTTCAGAAATTGCCAAATACAACAGTATAATGAACAGTCACATCACCACTGACATTGCCAATCAAGCACAATTACAAATCCACAACATGACTGTGAGTGCAATTGGCACTTACTTGCCAGACACCACCAACGCACTAAGCACACTGGCATTTAACACAGTGTCAACTCCCACTTTACAACATTTGCAATCAGCAGTAAATGCATCGGTTACTGCATCAACTGTGTCTTCTTCCTTGTCCTCAATAACTGTTTAACAAAAGGATTTACAAAAATGAAAAAAATTATCACACTGTTTACCGCATGCTTGTTAATGTCAGCAACTGTTGCTGCTGCAGATCCATATTGGCATGAACATCATGAATATCGCGAACATCGCGAACATCATGGCAGAGACTGGGTAGCACCTTTATTGGGTGGTATTGTGGTGGGAGCTGTGGTTGGTGAACTTGCTCGCGAACATCATGAACATCACGAACATCACGAGCAGTATCGCACAATTCCATATCGCACCATT